GACATATTCTATGATTTTTTTCTTTTTGTATATGATAAATATGATTAAACTAACGAATAGTTTAAGTAATTGTAAGATAAATTTTTAGCTGAAAAAATGTCAGTAAGCTCTCTTAATATGTTTTTTATGGATGGTCGTACATCCAGCGTATATCTTACCTTTGGTGGGTACAATTTACCGTCAATCACATAGTGACAAATTGTCTCATTTCCGACTCTTAAAATAATGTTAAATGTTTCAGGTCCATCAGTATTTGATGTTTCAAGAACCGATTGGTCCTCTTCAATTTGGAATCTATTTTCCAACATGTAAACAGCACATTTGTTTCTAAGTTGTGTTTGCAAATCTTGTCTTAAACCGAACATATAGTTCATAAGTTCAACACTCCCTTTTGTTTTTGGGTTGTACCCTTTAACGTTGAAGAATCTTTGAACTACAAAGTTGTTGTTCAATGTGATAAGAAATTCAACTTTGGTTACGTCGTTTTGTTCTTTCATAATTTTTAATTTTTGTTTTTGAATTTTGACTTTTCTTTTCTTGTTAACTTTAAAAATGGTTTTAAAAAATAAATCCAACCGTCATCTTGTTTTGGTAGGTACTTAAATAAACCGTCTTCCATCATCATACGGATTAAGTTTTTATAACCCCTACCATCAGGGTCTAATGATTCTGAATAATATGATTCAACTAATTCTTTACCTTCTTGATTTACGAGTGGTTCATCTAAATCAATTAGTTTTTTGTTTATTACATAATATTCTTCACCAAATACACCCTCTTTTGTCTTACCCGATAAAAGGTTTTGTAATGATTTGTTGTCCTTATTTTCTTTAAGAAGTTCCTCACCTTTTGTTAAAATATCGGGTATTTCTACCACTCTTTCAAGTAGCTCAGGGAAAAACTTAAATAATGTCTTTTCACCTAAATAAAAAATACCATCAATATTGTCGGATGAATCTCCCGTGAGGATTTTGATTGTTTTGACATTAAAGTGGGGAACTTCAAAATCACTCATTTTGATTGTGTCCCCCATCTTATAATATCTTTTTGCGGATGGTGAATAGATAGTTACCTTTTCAGAAATTAATTGTGTAAGGTCCCTATCACTTGAGAAAATTGTTTTATCCTCGTCTTCAGAAATTTGGCAGTAGTAAGCAATTAAATCATCGGCTTCTGAGTGTTCAACTTCAACTTGTCTAACAAACATCTCTTCAAGATATTGTTTAACACGTTGTTTCTGACTTTCGTAAGAAGCCTGTTTAAACTCATTAGAATCGTTTCTACGATTTAATTTATACTTCGGGTATATAATCCTCCTTTGAGATGAATTCGTATCACTGTCCCAAAATACAACAACTTTATTATAGTTGTTTTCTTCCAAGAACTTTCTTAAAGTATTTAAAAAGTGCCAAATAGCACCGATATGTTGTCCATTGTGAAAGTAATCTTTCACTCCGTGAAAACCAATTTTTATCAAATTGTTTCCATCAACCAATAAGGTTTTTGTCACTTTTTTGTTTTTTAATTATTACTACTCTACTTCTTCTTTTTCTGATTTCAAATCAAAGTCACCATCAACTCCGATTATTTCCTTCCAATATTCAGCATATTCTTTTTTGTATTGTTCGATTGATGCCTTTTCTTCGGAAGCTTCTTTTCCTGGTAAGAAACCGTGTGGTGTTACGATAATCTTTCCATCTTCAAAACCAAGTCCGTTAATGTGATTTTTCATAACAGACACCTTAGTTCTTGATGCGAACTTCACAGTTCTCTTATCTTTAGTTGCGGTAATTTTTGTAGTACCAGCACCTTTTTGATTTCCAAATAAGAAAACTAATGAAGAATTCAACCAAATAGCTTCACCACCTTTTGCCTTAATTTTAGGTTGTCCAAACGGATTATCAGGTAATTCAACCCAAGGTTGGTTAACAATGATTAGGGTATTTTCATATTTAGAGTCTGCTTTACGTGAACCTGAAATACGTTGGTTAATACCCATACCAATCTTATCGGCTAAAACACTTGCATTGTGTTGTTTACCTCCTTTACCTTCGTAAGTCATTTTACAAGGAACAGAACCAACTGAGTCCCACATAATACACAATGAATAATCTAAATCACCCTTTTCTTGAGCATCTAATAAATCATTGATGTAATCTGTGATTTGTTCAATATAATCAAAGTTATTATTGAATATATAAAAACCGTCCCACTCTAATTCTCCCGTTTCTGTATCAACAACTTCTTCACATTCAAACCCCATTAACTTAGCGTGGTCAAAAGACCATTTTTGTTCTGTGATAATAAACACAGGTAAGATACCTTTCTTTTGAGCATCAACCGCAGTCTTAACCAATGCTGTTGTCTTACCCGTATCTGAATGTCCTAAGAACATATTGATGTGCCCCATCGCGGGTCCAGGTAAACCAACCGCATCCAAAAACGGTGCACCAAGGTCAAAGAATCTTTGTGGTTTATACTTTGCCGATGTGGAAAATTTCTTTTTAAGTGAACTAAAGTCGTTCTTTTTAATAGCCATTATAGTTCGTAAATTTTAAAATTTGTTATAGTTTCCAACTTGTCTTTTGCGTCTGTAAGTTGTCCAACTAAATTATCCATCTCTTCTGTGTGTTGTGGATGCTCACCAATCCCAACAGGATTTGTGAAATAAACATAAAGTCTTGCTTCGGCATCAGCAATTTCTGCTTCATATTTTTTAACTAACGCTTCTTTTAATTTTTCTGCAATCACTGGTTTCATTTTGTTTTTTTAATTTGTTTATAAAAAAAAAGCATGGATACAATATGTTTAAAAGTATCCATGCTTAATTAAATTTAGAATGGCAAATCTTCCGCTGGTTCTTCGTTCGCTTGTGGGTCAACAGGAGTTGGTGTTTCTTGTTTTGCCCCTCCAAGTGAAATTTCAGCAGCTTCACCGTAAACATATTTTTTAAGTTCAGATGACCACATTGGTGTCTCACCAACTGCAACTGCTTCTAAATATTCTACGGGTTTCTTTGAGTATACATCATTCCATGTAAGTTCGTCTTGGAGCCATCCTTCCATGATTCCCTTATCTTCATGTAGTGGTTGTGGGTCATCATACATGATTGTTTGAATAACTGTATATTCTTTTCCTTGTGGTGTTTTTGCTTTTGTAAGTTCAATGATTAAATCACGACCTTTTTCAGCCTCAGTGACATCACCTTTAGCTTTCCAAATAGGAAGAATTTTATCTAACACACCTTCTTGTTTGTAGTTGTGTTTGAATCGCCAAAATTTAACACCGTCTTGTTCGTTGTCACGGTCAATTACTTTTACAATGTAAAATAAACGTGAACGGTATTGTGATGCCAATTCTTTGTCTTCTTTCTTACCTGTAGAAATCAGTTCATTATAAACTTCAGTCAAAGGTGAACGTTCGTTGTCATTTTTTTCAGGGTCATACAACTTAACCCATTGCCCGTTTACTTGAATTTCATGGTACCAAACTTCGACAAATGGTGATGAACCATCTTTTGTAGGTAAGATACGAATTCTTCGTGATGCGGATTTTTCATTCTTCTGAAGGATTGCTGAGAAATACTTCTTCAATCTGTCTTCTTGAGAAATGTTAGTTCTTGGTGTGTTGCTCGATGTTGAATTTTTTTCGTACTGAGCTAGTACTGAATCTAATACTGAATTTGCCATAAATAAATTTTTAATTATTACTCTTTTATCTACAACAAATATAGGTGAATATTTAAGTTTGTCAAATAAAAAAAGGGGACAAACGCCCCCTTTATATTGATTCTTTATCCTATTATTTTTTACATGTTTGGATTCTCGTCGTCATATATATTAAATGTTTTTTTTACCTCGTTTGGAGAAAAATTCTCAACCTCATCTGATGTTAATACGTATTCATTTTTTCCTGTTTTCTCCATCTCTTCTTCTTTATCTTGAAAGAAATCTGTCAGTTTTTGATTGTAAGGATAAGAATCTAAAGAACGTAACATTAGTTTCTCTTCAGGTGTTTTTTCTCTATACTTATCAAATTTAGTTTCTAAATCATTTATCTTAGTCATTATTTGGTCCATGTTCTCTAATTTTGATGCTAAGTCGTCTAACTTAGAAAACATATCATTCATAAATTCATCTTGTTTTGCTTGGATTTCTTGTTGTGAAGTTACAAGGTCAGTAATATCAATTTCTTCACTTTCACCTTCTTCATCGGTTTTTTCCTCAGCACCTACTTCTTCAACGTCTGGGTCATTTTCAACATCCACAGGTTCAGGTACTTCAGTTGGTGCAGGTGTTGCGCCAGCATCTGCCGGTGGTACGTCTCCTGCCGGTGGAACATCTCCTGCCGGTGCATCTGCCGGTGGTACGTCTCCTGCCGGTGCGTCGGCAGGTGGAACTTCATCTACCGGAGCTTCGGGTTGTTCATTAAGAATATATGAATTAATTTGATTAAAACGTTTTAATTCTTCTAATATTTGTTTTTCAATATTCATTTCTTAATTTTTAACCGTTTAATAATGTTTTTACACCGTGAGGTGTTTCAACTTTTAATGTTCTATTTGTTTTCATAGTGTTATCCACTCGTTCAATCAAACCATCTTTCATTCTGATTGTATAACAGTCACCTGTATCTAAATCACATACTTCTTGATATCCGTTACCAGCGTCTTTCTGTGTAATTCTAGTATCTTTTTTCAAGTAATCGTCTAATAATGCTTTCATACTCATAATTTTTTATAATATAAATATCTCTTTATTTTGTTTTTACTTAAATTGTTGCCATGCTTGAGTAAAACTTTCAACTAATGCGTTATAATCTGCGGTAATAAAGGACGCTTTAGTCTTATCTCTAATTTGTGTTTCATTTAATGGTGGTACAGGTGGAACCGCACTAGGATTCCCAAACGCAGAACTGGTGTACCAAGTTGTATATGCAAGTTGGAATAATGCCGCCCCGTAACTCTTATCTGAATTATTATTAGGATTTAATGTTACTAGTTTCGGTATAAGGTTTATTTTATTTGTCATATAAGAATCCATAAATTGTATTGATTCCGTTAAAGTATCAAATTTAACCAACCTAACATTATCATTTGATATTTGAACACAAGATTGTTTTTTTATTAAGGTGGCTAGATTTCCCCCGTATATGGTATTTGTGTTTATTTCAAATGGATTGTTATTAATACAATTTAACACTCCATTATTATTTGTAGTTGATGGTAAATTTTGAGCAATTCCCCATAACAAAGCTTTCATTATTTTATTTGTACTTACAGAATTGAATAGTGGGATAATCTCATCTTTTGTGAAAGGTGTTTGTATTAAAGGCTCAAATGGAATTGAGGCATAAACCGTTGGTACTCCACTTAAACAAACATTTTCTGCACCATTTAATGTTTGAAGTGTTGGGTTAGCGCTTAATAATTTTTCAGCAGCTATCACTTCCTGTGTTTTTGGAGTTTTAGTAACACCTAATAAATTTTTAAGTTCAGCTAATACAGTTTTATTAACTGATGACATTAAATTATCAATTTTAGGTAATGCATATTTTGGAATTCTTGTACCCTTAAACTCAGTATCGAATCCTGACGTTGATATATTATGGTTTACCTCTGTAATCCAATAAGGTCCGTAAAACATAGGTACGTGTCTTAAAATATAATACATAGTAGGTTGAATCATAGCATTACCCATACTACTTACAGTACACTGATATGACCTTGATTTATAGACACTATATAGTGATTGTGATTGTTGCGCTACTTTATCACCTGAAACCGAACTACCCATATCTGCAAAAACCTTAAATGACTCTGAAGTGTTTTTCATTTCAGACATATCCAAATTTAATCCTTTAAATATGTTTTGATTCCTTATTCCAAAATCTACTGCGAAACCAACTACACGATTACTTAATGAATAATTTCTATTTGGGTCAGAAACCCTTAATGGGTTATCAGGGACTCTTAAATCAAAACTATCATCACCAAATCTATTAAAAGTGTTTTCTTTTGGTTTTGGGTATTCTGATGGGTTACCAACATATAGACATAAAAACTTAGGATTAGATTGTGTGTAATCTACCTCTAAATAAGTTCCAAATAATGAATTACCTATTTCACTATCCTCTAATGTTTGACCTTCTTTTGATGCCTTTTGAATGCCATAAAAATTAATATAGGCTGGCATTGCCATAAAAATAAAATAATTATCTTCCAAAATTGAACTTATCAAGGACATTAAACTTTGGTCTTGTTTTGTATCCAATGCCATTCTCTGAACTACTTTATTCAAATCTACATTGTAAGTATTACCTAAGTCACTATTTGACCTATCCATAAATAAAAAGTCTTCAAATAACGTAACATTTTTCAAATCTGAACCTGAAATCCATTTATCATTAAAACCTTTTAATGTGTTATAAAGTGCTAACTTGGTTGTGTCACCATTCAGAGGTGTGGTTGGTAATCCATAATCAACCTCGATATTCTTTAGTATCTTATTTAACTTTGTAAAAGTCTGATTTACCATTTTATCCTGTAGTTCGTATCTATCGGTAAGGAAATCATTAATATATGTGATTAGTTTGTTTTTATTAAAAGTAGGGTCTTTTAATTTTTGCTCAACATAGATTCTTATTATCGGATAAAGTGTTCTTATATTTTGAGGGTTAAACGCAATATTATTTTGAATGAAGAAATCTGATACAAGACATTTTTGCGTGTTCGCTAAAGCCTGTGGTGTTATTGAAACATTATTTATTTGTGGTGTTGTTGATGAAAAATTAGGTGAGGTTGATACATCAGCTATTAATAGTAATGTCTCAGGTGAGGTAGGTAAGTTTGGCGCATACGTTACTACCATTTGATATTTACCAGGTTGTGCTTGAATTATTTTTGCAACATATTGATATTTTGTTTGGATACTCATAGTAAACTCACTTTGTACTATATTACTACTATCCTGTACGTTTGAGTTTGGTTGAAAGAAACTTATAGATTGTAATCTTTGTGATATTTTTGATTTATCGGGTTCTCCTATAATTTTGAAAACATCGTAACCACTTGTTGTTTTTTCAATATGTATATACTCACTATCATTTGTTGGTGATGTAATGATATTATATGAACTACCTATATATTGTAATTGTACTTCCGAATTTGCATTTGTAGTTGTTGCGGTAGTTGCTGATGTCGTTGCGGATGTTGGGTTAGGTACTGAAGGAAAGGTGTTGTCAACTTGGTTTTCGTAATCAACACCAGGTATCAAACTAAAACCTAAATATTTGTGTAATGTGGACCATGATTGTGGTAATGAAGTGGTACTCTGTAATAAAGTTGTAAGTGTACCGTCACCTGGCAATGAACCAGAAGCATATTTACCAAAGGTTAATTTATCTTCAGTCTGCATATTACTAAGAGTACTTAATGAATCAAATAATTTTCTATCAAAGTTTGTAGGGTTACCTATCTTAAGAACACAATCAAAATTCAAAAATTCCCTCAAATTTGTATAAAGGTTACTAATTTGGTCGTTCATCAATGTTTGTGTATCAATAGTTTCATTAATTTGTTGGAAGAATATTGTTTGATAAGAGAAAAGATTTTGAATTTGATTTTTAAGTAGTTTCAAATTAGCATTAGTTAATCCATTAGTTTGAAGGTAGTTTGGTGTGATGTTTTCGTCATTTAATTTTAACTCATCAGCTAATGGTTTGTAATTACAAAAAGTTAAAAACTTTTCTTCCATTTTATCCAACAAAGCTACATCAAAGACACTGAATATCTCATCAATCATTGAATAAGTTGATTCTGTGTTAGTTATATCAAAAACATTTTGTTTGTCCGTATCTGTTTTAATTATTTTAAGGTATTCGGTAGGTAATGGTTTTTTAATCAATTTATTATTAAAATACCCAAATTGAGACATACCCCAAACTGAACGTACCGTTCCATTATACATGGAATTATTATTATACAAACTTTCAGTTATTTTTTTCTGAGGGTTAAAACACTCATAAATTGCTTGGTCGAAAGGTATACCCCCCATAGAAGGGTATATAATGATTGTCGATGGTTCTGAGTCGACATTATTTTTCTTATATTTTCTATAAGTAAATAAATTTCTTTTTAATAATTCTTTATTTGGATTACTCGCATCATATCCTTGTGGGAAATAGTAAACTTCGTTAGTGGGATTAAAACCAATTTTTAATCCTTGTTCATTATAAAGTTTACTAAAATCTGTAGGCGTATAACCTGTTATTAAATCTTTTCCATTTAAGTAATATTCTATGGAGTTAATAACTTTTGGATAAAAACCTGTATCATATGTCTCTTTTAGATTGAATACGTTAAATGCCGATGTATATAATTCAACATTTTGAAGGGAAATAGTAGTTGGGTTTCCACTGTAATCTAATATAGTATACTTAGTACTTGAACTTCCTGTTGTTGGGTCATAAGAGAATACATAGTCAAAATCTTTCCATGTGTCTTCTAAAATATCGATATTTTTTTCAATATATGTTTTATATCTATGCCATATTGAACCGTACTTCAAAACCCAAGCATATGGTACCTGATGAATAGATGAAAACTTGTTAAATGTTGCTGCTAAATAATCAAGGTCAGTTACAACATTGTTCGTAACGTCTTTAATTTTTTCTTTTGTTGTAATTAAAGGTAAAGAGTTTAAATACATATATCCTAAAGCCACATATGGATTTTCCTCGTTGTTTTTTTGTTTCTGTACACCATCCAAAATAGCATTAACAAAATATGGTGTATTCATTAATGAAGTTGTTTGAATGAAAGTTCCTAAATTACCACTATAGCTATTACCATAATTAATAAATGACTCAGTCAAAAATAAATCTTCGTATCGTCTTCTAGAATAATATTCTTTCAAAGAAAGTGCTGAATCAATTGGGTCGTCACTTGATGGGTCAACTAATAGTGGTTGTGTGTTATTTTGAAACACAGCATTAGATGTGAAGAGTTTTAAGTTTTGGTATTTTTCAGTAGCATTAATTCTAGCTATTGTTTTTTTATCGTCCAAGAATATATAACTTCTAGTTGTATTGTTATAATCTTCATATGAACCAATACTTTCACCATTAGACATATATTTTTTTAACCACGTTAGATTAGTAAAAGGATAAACATCTAATTTTTTTTGTTTAGATGTGGCACTATCTTCTAAAAATTCTTTCATGTTTGGTGCTAACGGTAAATCTGCAGATACTTGTATTGATGCTCCCGCTAAGGTATCTATTGAATATATTTCATTAACATTAGCTAATAGAGTTTTAAGATAATCTGTGTTGAAATAATCTCTTATATATGTTTGCCAACTTTGTCCTTGTCCATTGTTTGAAATTGTTTTCATGTAATCAACAAGTTTAGTTAAATTAAATGCGGATTTCTTTAAAGTTTGATTTATTGTAATATCAGATGGAGCAACTAAACTAATATTAAGACTTTCTATATCACCATAAAATTGGTCGATTTGTTTACTACTTGCAATATCCGATGGTAAATTACCGTAATGTGATGCAATATAAGTTCTTTCAAAAATTTCATAAAAGGTTTTAATAGCGTCTAAATCTTGGTAAGGTGCGGTTTTGAATGGAAATTCAATAGCATTACATGATACATATTTTGTTACATCCTTAGGGTTGTCATAAGAATATCTTACTTCTGGTTTTGATTTTTCTAATGTTGCTTTTATAAATGCTTCTACAAAACCAACTTCAGGCCACACTCTATAATCATAAGCCCTTGTCTGTCTTATATATTTAGCATCACCAGGATATTGTATCGTGTATAAGTCACTTCCATTATCTTGTTTTTCTAATGTAAAATATAATGGCCACGGATATACAACATTATCACTATTCAAGTTAGTACTAGACGTTTGTATTGATTTTAATGCATCAACTGAAAAATTTTTGTCTGACGGAATTACAGCTAATAAACGATTTTTATCAGTTCTGACATTCCATGCCTCTTCATGATTTTCATCCATTAGTCTATAAAATGCGTCAGCACCTGCTAAAATAATTGCAAACACATTTCTTATCGTTGGTTTAAATCCTAATCCACCTTCTAACGGATTACTCAATTGTTTACCAATATAATATTGTGTTAATTCATCTTCAATTATTTTTTGTTTAGCACTTAAACTAGTGAACATCACATCTAATTTATCTAAATATGAATTTCTAGAATATGTACCGTCAGCAACTATTTTATCACCAAATACTAAATAGTCAGGAAGTTCTTCAACCCACTCCCCCTTTTCGTTTTTAACTTTAGTGTCTAACAAAGCAATGCGCGCCTCATCTTTAATAAATTTTTCATACTCACCAGGATTAATATTCGAATCGAGTGGTCTATTGTTTCTATAAAAGTATGTATTAGTAACATCTTGTTTATTACTACTCCAAGTATTAAAATCAAGTTTTCTAAGAATATCTTTTATACCTTTTATGGTTACGTTAATTTGATACTCAGCATTTTTATTTTCACCAAACGTGGCGTTGTTTTTTAAATTTGCAACATAAGCATTTATTCTTTCTGATATTTTGGTTTTGAAGTCTTCTCTCGATTGAAAAGTCAATTCTTTTTTAAATGGATAATAAACTTCATCACCCTGAACATAAAAACTATTTCTATCTACAACATTATTAATAGCGTACTCATAAACTTCCTTATTAAGTTTTTTTAAGTTTTCTGAGAAGTCTTCTAAATCATTTAACTTTGTAAAGTCTGTCTTTGCCTTTAAATCATTTTGAAAATCCGTTGTAAATTTTTCAACCTTATATTTAAATTCTTCCAAGGAATATCTCGGAAAGTTTGGTGGTATTAATCCCTTTCTTTCATATATGTCATATACCTCATTTAACTTTTGTCTTCCTTTATATGTGTTAAAAAAACTTTTATTCCCATTAGGTTCTGTAACCGTTATTTGAGTGTTATACATCTTAGGAGCATTTACCGCGTAAGACAAAGGGGTATCAAAAAGTAATGCTGTAAACTTACCAACAAGTTTTAATGAAATATTGTAATTACCTGTGTCAGCATCGAAAGTGGCATTAAAAGACATTAAAGAAAGTCTATATCTAATTGCTTTACCATAATAACCTTTAAGTGTTAAATAAAACAATGGATAAGGGAAATTAAAAAAAGCAGAATATAAAGAATTTTCTCCTTGTTCGAATAAAGACCTTCCTTGTATATCAACCATTTCAATATTGACTTCAGGAACACCTGACGCCTTTATTGCCACTCTAATTGATTTAATCCCTAAAAGTTGTGTATCTTCGTAGTTCCTTACTGAACGTCTAAATACTTGTCTACCGTCTACAGAAGCAACTCGTTCTGCGCTTTGATTAATACCTAAACCATCTCTTGAACCCTCACCCGTTAATTGTTTTGACCAACTTGTATCAAATTCAGTTTTACCTTTCGGTTTTAAGAAATTAACTTTCAAAGCATCATCACCACCAAAAAGAGTTGCAATACTTGTTGTATTTTCTATAGTCGGAAAACCTTCTCCGATTGCTAATTTTGTTCTCGGGATTATAAAAGTT